GGTTGAAGTTAAACGATAAAGCGATTCGCCGCCGCGTCAGCTAGGCATCTGGCGCGGCGGTTTTTCGTTTACTTCTTGGCCTTACGCGCCGGAAGGTTTTTGGCGTTCTTTGTCGCCCCCGCGTACTCCTTTCCCACTTTCACTGGGATTTTGAGCGTACTCTTTCCGTGCGCCGCTGCTTGCATGGCTTTGAACTGCGCCTTGGATTTTGCTGGCATGGGTAGTTCCTTTCTAATTTCGACACTTACCGAGTAAGTCGGGATGATCCCGATTGCTCTCATTGCTCTATCGAAAGCGTTAAGATCCATTTTGATTCTGTCTGCGCCCGTACAGCACCCCGTCGATCTCCTGGTAGGCCACATCTTCCTCAGTCGGCCCGATGCACGCGCAATCCGCGTAGTGCGCCTTGTGCCGCTCACACCACGGTTCACCGCAATCGGGACACTCCTCACAGTCGGCGGCGAACACCACCTTCTCCATTTTATCCAAGGGTGACTTCGACTTCATCGTCAGTCTCTATCCCAAGGTCTTCCATGAGTCCAGGGGATAAGTCGGCCACTCGATCCGTCGATTCGTGCGGCCCCCAGTCCGCAGGGAACGCCTTGAAGCTGCGTCCGGTCTTGACCGCCCTCACTGTAGCCACTTCGTTCATCAGGATCGACTTGGGCGTGATGTCGTAGTCCCACCGACAGGCGACGTAGTGGACATACGGGTTCAATCTCCGCGCCAACCCCGTTGTTCCCTGTGGCTGAATCGCCAGGAACAGGTGCGGGGCTTGAGAAGGCGTACTGAAAAAAGCCAACCCTTCGTCTTCAGCCACACCATCGTCATCCGGTCCACCGAAGTAACTCGCTTTTCCTTTGGCGTGAAAGAGGAAGCTTTCTTCTGTGGTAGGAGGAGTGGTGACTGGCGGCGCACCTGGGATCTCGTCAAAACCGATCTGCACGTTGCCCACCATTTCCGCGATCCCAATGCAGATCGCCGTGAACCCCTCGTTGTAAAGACCAGCGTCGGCAGTCGAGTCCACGAAACACACTTCAATGAGGATCGCTGGCTCGTTGGTGTTGTTGAGGAAGAACAGATCGGTGCGCTTTTTCGGGCCACGGTTTTTGAGGCCGCTCACCTTGGAGATCTCGTCGGCCACTTTCTTCGCCAGCGCGTCCTGAGTCACATATAGGCACTCCGTCCCCATCGGTGCGCCCGTAGTCTCGTAGGCGTTAAAATGAACGCTCACATCCAGGTCGTGTGCGCCTTGAGCGTTGTGGAAGTCCACGATCCGGTTCAGGTTCTCGTTCTGCGAAGTCGATTTGTCGTCGTGGAACTTCTCGACACTCACGCCTTCGCCCAACAACAAATCCGCCACCGCGTTGACCACCTTCCGCGCCTCGTCCACTTCGTCCAGGTATCCGCTCGCCCCGCGAACCAGTTTCCCGTGACCACTGCTAATCGCTATTTTCATTTAGTTTTTTCCTTATTGTTATCTCTCGCAGGTCTTCCAACCGTGCCTTCAGCACTTCGATTTGTTTGATTTCTTTTTCCAGATCCTTAATCCGCTCGTACTGCTGCGCTTGTTCCTTGTCATACTGGATGTGGAATAGTTCAAAGGAAATCGTCCCCTTAGAGTCCATCCGTTCGATTCGCGGAGCAGTCTCTTTCTTCCAATCCACGACTTCACTGATTTTGCCCGTGCGCTGACCCACCGCGTAAATGAACCCAAGCACCGCCATGATCGCCGCGACAATCGGAAGCGCGATTGTGATCCACTTTGTTCTTCCGTTTCCGTTCGTCCCTTGTTCGGCCATAGGATCATACCGGATTGCGCGGAGGCCAGTGACCCCCTCCCCCGCCAGTGTTCTCGCGCGAGTTGTCCACCTGGTAATGCGGTGAAGGATCTAGCCCTGCCTTTTCCGCCCAGAACTCGATGTAGTCGCGCTCCGTGCCACACGCCAGGGCGACAGGGGCGGTGTAGGTGAGCGTCCCACCGTCGTTCTTACTGTATTTGATGGTCGAGCCAACGGTAGTGGGAATCAGGGTAATGTTCCCAGGCTGATGATGCAGGGCGGCATCGAAACTCCAGGAAGGCGTGCCGCATTGCCCCTGCGGGATCGTGCCAACCACCTTTGTCCAAGTCCCCTGAAACTCGCCGCTCACCCGCCCGTTGTCAGAGTAGTAGCGTATTCGCAGTGTGGTAGTAGCCGTAAGATTCAGAGTACTGTAAGGCACAGGCGCACCAGGCCACTCCTGCGAAGTTCCAGTGACAGGAGTCCCGTTGCGTGTGAAGCGTGCCTTAAATCCCGCTGGAGGCGCGGCTACCGTGATGTTGACCGAATTATTGAACGTCCCAGGCGCGGGTGAACAGGTAGGCGTGGCTATTTCAGCCCAGCCAATCACGTTGTAGGTGATGGGCGTAACAGCAGTCAGGTCGTAGTCCAGATCCGAAGTGAATGGTTGCAACTTGAACAACACCGTGGCCCCAGGACTGAACCCAGCGTTGTCCAGCAGCTTCAGATCGCTGCGGTAAATAAAGAAAATGTTGGCGTTAAGCGGGTGTGCGGTGTGTGTAGTAGCGAAGCGGCCACGCAAAATGTCCATGAGCCGTACCCCGTTGGCATAGGTGTTGATGTGACCGATGCTCAATACTTCTCCCTCAATGAAAGCCAGCAGGTTGTCATCCTGCCATTGCGCGGGAGTCTGCGACACGATCTCGTCGTGGCCCACTCCAAACAAAGTGACCCACATGGCAGTCCCATTCAGCGGGATCGCCTGACCCACCCTGCCAAAGTAAGAGAAGGAACTGTTGCTGCCGCTGGTAGGGATGCACTGGTAGGTGGAACCGCCATCCAGACTTACCCAGACACGGTAACCCATCACTTCCACGTTGCCCTTGACCGCGTGCGCCACGATCTGCGTGTCAAACCGCTGGTCGAGTAACAGGTACGGCACTTCGGTTATGCTGCTGCGCCAGATCGCCCGTGGCCCCAACACAAATCCTCCTGGACCTTGTAACCCTGGCGGCACATACAGGCTCGGCCACTTGCTCCGCTCCCACTCCACGGTCATCACCGCGCTCGCCGAAGCGTCCGCAGCGTGTTCCACTTCCAGGAGGCGCATCAGGAAGGACAGTCCGTAGAAACCGCTGTCGAACCAGAAGATCATCCCAGGAAGGAGAGCGTTGGTTTCGATCCATTCGCGCTTGACCGTGAGATCGCCTTTGGTAAAAGGCATCGCCATCGCTGCTCCCGCTGTCCGCGCATACTGTTTCGCCAGATCCGCGTCGGTGATCCACGGACGGTTCAAGGTAGTAGGACGAGGACCGCCAGTGATGCGGAAGTTGTTCGGATCGCGGAAAACCTGCGTGTAATCGTTGAAGTGATGCTCGCGGTCTTTGTAGGTGACAGTGACTTCGTTAATCGTCGGTCCCCAGCCCTGCGGTTCCAGTGCCGGATCGCCCAAAAGCTCCTTGTCAGTCAGGTGGATAGTCGAGTCGATGTTCCCCGTCTTCCACGCGCCCACTTCAATCAAAGTTCCGTTGCGCCTGATCCATCCGTCGTAGTACTCCAGGAGTTCGGCTACGATCTGCCGGAAATCGCTTTGCTGCGAGATCATGGGACTGATCCGCGCCCCTTGCGCTTCCAGTTGGTTGTAAGCGGCAGTGAACGTGGCCGTGTTGAGTTGGCTTTCAGGTATCGCCATCCCGAAGCGGGTGTCAGTCAGCCAGTCGAACAGCACCGCAATCGGGTTCACTCCCCTGTCGTCTGCTATCTTGAACGTGTTGGCGATCCACGGGCAACCCCGCACAAGCTCAAACTGGATGTTGGGAATGGCTGTGCGATCTCGTCCCAGCTTCCAGTTGATGAAGACCGCGTAACACTGTCCGCGATAGGCCGGATGCCTGTCGTAGTGGCCGCTGTAGGGATTACTGTCTCCAGCATCCAACCCTCCAAACTGGTCAACTCCTGCCTTGTGGTTCGCCGCCCACGTAGTCGAATCCTGTTTATTTCCACCACCAATCGGCGCAGGTCGAACCGATAAGAGCTTGTCGTCGATGGGCTGGGTTTCAGTTCCCCAGTAAAGATGGATCGTCCCCAGGTCTTGCACCTGGATCGTGGTCTTGTCCTGACCAGCTACTCGATTAACCGTACCCGTCCACCGGATGTCGGAGTCCACGATCACCGTGCGAATCCCGTCCACAGGCCGACGACCACCCGTGCAAAAGACCAGAGCGAAATCCGCGAAATACTTGTAGCCAGTGGTAGTCGATTGGCCTTTGCCCGATTGCGTCTTTACAGGGATCGCCTTGGGGTTGTAGGCAGGGCTGATGTAATCTCCAGCAAGGTAATTGCGTCCAGCCAGATATTTGATGGGTTGCGCTTGCTGATTGGAATTGATCTGGTCATTGGAAATGTTGGCAAACTTCTTCTGATCGGGCTGCGCGTTTGCTGTGTTACCCCAGAGAAAGCTCATTTTGGTTTTAGCCTGAAGGCGGCTACAAGGTGTTTACTGAAAGTGGAGTCCTGTATCGTCCCTTCGATCACTCCCATGCGCGGGATCGCGTTCACGAAGTTCAGCCCGTCATCGTAGATGATCGGCATGTGAAAGAGGCCTCCGTGACGCAACACCAGGATGTCCCCAGGCTTGAAGAAATCCAGGGGCGTAACCGAGTGGACTTCGCTCACCGCATCGGGGATCTCTAGTTCGTAGAGGATCTCCGCGAGGCGTTTACTCTGCGGATCGTCCACTTTCCCGCGCAGCCAGTCCAGGATCTTGTCTCCGGTCTGGTGCGATTGGTAGTCGCCACTTTCTCGACGGAAAGAGAATTTCTCTGCCGCGCCCGTGCGGAACATGATCTCCTGAACCAGACCAATGCAGTCGATCCCCGCGCCCTTAACGTCGCGGGTCACACCCTTGGGCGGTATCTGGCGATCCATGTCCTGTTGGAAATACTCGGTGAAGGGAGTGCCTAGCCAACTCAAGGCCTCCTTCTTCAGCCTCATGGCGGCGCGCGAATCGTCGAAGTAAGATGGCTCGTTCATCCTTTCTTTCCTCCCTGTGTTTCCTTGGGCTTAATCGCTTTCACCCCAGGATTAACATTCGGAATGAACGGGTGTCCACCGAAGTTGATGCGGTTATTGAATTTACTTTCGCACTGGTCAATCGAACCGTCGTAGCCTGGGTACATGGTCAGTGCCTGATTGGTTCCGGCCTTGAGCAGTGGGCGGTCAATGGTCAGAGTCACATCGACTGTGCCTGTGGGAGCGGAGTGAAGGATGCCGCGCTTTTCCTTACTCACACCCGCGCCCGTTTCCAGCCAGCCGCCAGCGAAGTAGTCTGCGGCCTTGGAGTGACCAGCGGTGCTGTTGACCACCAACGTCTGTGACAGGTGATTGACCGTGCCGTGAACCGTTCCTGAAACCTGGAACGCGCTGGGACTGAGCATGGTGGGCGGACTAAACTGCGTGTAGTTGTCCGACACACTTAAGAGGAAGCGGGGAAACTTCCGGTCAAACAAGTTACCGAAAGGAATGATGGTCGCCTTGTATTCGGAGTCCACGCTCCAGACATCACCGAAGAAACGCGACACTGGGCGGCTGGGCGGCAAATCGGGGCGCGTAGGGTTCAGCCAGACTTCAACAATTTCCAGAGTGAGAATAGCGTCCAGCGCAAACGGCCACATCTTGTTGAGCGGGTTGCCATCGAACTTGAAGCTTTTGAGATCGAGCTTCTCCTGGTCGAGTTTCAGTCCGGTCTTCTCCGTGTCGAAGCTGAAGGGGGCAGGTTGATAACTGCCCTGGTAGATTCCGCTGTTAATCGTGACCGTGTTCTCGTAGGAAGTGAACCTGTCGGTGCGGATGCCAGCCTCGGTGAAGATGAACAGGTAGGCCGATTCCGGCAGGGGCGGGGGCGGCACTGGGACGATGTTGTTGGGATACTCCTGCGGCACTTCCTGGAATTTGATCCGCGTTGTTCCCATGTAGGGCGTGGTGTAGGTCCATTCCAGCTTCGGATCGGCAAAGCGCGCCAGGAGAAGGTGGCTGACGATGGTGGTCGTGGCGACAAAGGTAGTGACAGCGGTACTGGCTACCAGTCGAGTCTTGTTCCCACCTACGTCGTCGAATACCTGCACCTTGTAAGGCGTTACCACATCGTTCTTGTTAATCAGGGCGATATAGGGATCGCCCAGTTGCGGATCTCTGCCAGGATTGGAGAAGAAATTGCGCTCGCACTCGATCCAGGTTGGATGCCCTGGTACGGGAGTGTTGGTTAGCATCCGCAGATCCCCGCGATAAGTGGGGATCATGAACCGCAGCGTGGTGGCGCGGGTCAGTCGCCAGAAGTATTCGATCCTGGCAATCGACCCCCGCTCGTTCTGGTAAAATTCCAGTTCCTGTCCCCTGGCCGTGTTATGATCGTAAACACGCTGCTTTTCTTCGCGCAGGAACCCGACCTGCTCGTAAATGATGTCCGGCATTTCCGTCCAGTCCATAGGCCGCGAATGATTCGGGGTCACGGTCCATTTGAGCGCGGTTGCAAATTCAGGAATGTTCGTGCCAACAATTTGCATCGCCGAAGTGACCGGAGTGATCCGCGCCGCGAAGTTGGAGCTTTCCTTGATCTTGAAAGACAGTTCCATCGTTTCGTCGGTGATCGCTTCAGCCTGGGGACGGTCCTCTAAACGCCCCAACATGATTGGATACAGCCGAGTGCCAGCGGGATAGGCGCGGGACAGGCCGACGCTCAACACCATGACTTTTGTGGTCAGGTCCAGTGAGGCTCGCTGCACGATCTCCCACTGCGTAAAATTCTCGTCTGTTACGATCCAGAACACCCCTTCACGCGCTGGCAGGTCGGCCAGTGTGAGATGCGTGGCGTGGATCGGGGCGTTACTCTGCAACTCGCACACATCCGGCCACAGCGGGGCGATGATCGGCACTTCGCGGACACGGTTCAGGAACAAGCGCAGTTCGGTGGAGTCCGCCGAGTTACTGATGTAGCTCGTCCACTCCATCCGGTAACGCGCGCTCTGGGCGAAGTTGCGGCGGCTTTCACTGAAGGTGATCGGTTCCTTGGAAACGTCGGTAGGCAGTTCCAGGCTTACCTTGATTTCCGTTTCCCAGTTGGGTTGCGCCGCCAGTAGCCCAAGCTGCGCGTTAGCGTAGGTGATGATCCTGGCAATCATTATGAGATTCCAAGGTCAATCCTTCTGCCTTTCACAGTGTCGAAGATGATCTTCTGACCTTCCTTGCTTGCCATGTGTTTCGTCAGTTGCCGCAGATCCGTGAAAGCGTAGATGTGGATTCCTCCACCACTACCCGCCACGGAGCCGCCACCGTGCATCCGGCTGATTACCCCGCCACGATGCGAAGTCTGTTTCGGCGGGGTGTGAATGTGGGTTCCGGTAAGCGGGATGTCTGATGTTGGCCCCAAAGACACTGCCATCGGGAACCCGCTGGAACCCATCGTCGTCGGAATCATCGTCGGCCCTTGCATCGACCACGGACTGCCAGCAGGACCAGTGTAACCAAACCCGCTCCACATGGATTGCAGGAACATGGCTTCGCGCTGCCCGAAGGTTTCGCGCAAGCCCCCTGGATCAGTAGCCCAGTGTGAAGGAAGGATGTTACCGCCAGGGAAGTGAATGACTTCGCGCTCGCCCCCGCCACCA